CAGAGCACACACCATGTGTGGCCGAGCGATACGCTTTTCGAGGCGAAGATGATGGGCGCTGACTTGTACCGCATGGCTAAGCTGGCGGGTAAACCTGAAGACAACTAAGGAGAAATGAAATGAAATTAGAAGCTATTCAGTCCGCGCTGTTCGCAGCGTACGACTTACAGAACGCCATGACATCGGCAGACAAGCGCCGCCCTACGGCCAACGAGAATTTCGGTAACAGCCTTGCCGAAGTGGTTGGGTTTTTAGTAGAGCTTGAAGAAGAGTTTTTAACAGCAGAAGGAGAAGCATCATGAGTATCAGCGCATCAGCAGTGTTAGTTGAGTTGAACATCAGCGTCTGGCCCGCCAGCAAGATTGACCGAGAGATGACCGAGCAGGTCAACACAGGGGCATCAGCCACGCGTGACGCATCACAGACTAAGAAGAACCTGTTTGCGGGAACGTCCCTACGCAAAGACATAGAGAAGTTTGCGGCACGGGTCCGTCTGTATCACAACACGCACACCTTGCCGTGGGCAGACAAGGGGCAACGACTGTTGCCGACTAAGTTGTTCATGGAGTACAAGCAGACGATGAACGGCTACGCGCAGACGTTCGACTTCATGTGCGATAACTTCTTTGTGGAGTATCCCCGTCTGGTTGCTGAAGCACCGACTAACTTGGGCACGATGTACCGAGCCGAGGACTACCCTGACTTAGATGAAGTCAAGTCGAAGTTCGGATTCCGTCGAGCCGTAGACCCCATCCCTGAGTCCGGCGACTTTCGCTTAGACGTATCAGCAGATGACCTGACGGAGTTGAAGAACCACTACGAGCAGCAACACAGCAGTAGGTTAGCCGATGCTATGAAAGCGCCGTGGGACAGACTGCACACTATGCTGATAGGCATATCGCAGAAGCTCACCGACAAGGAAGGTGAAGATGATAAGAAGCGTTACTTTGATTCGCTGATTACCAACCCGCTTGAGTTGTGTGAGTTGCTTGGCAAGATGAATGTAACCAACGACCCCAAGTTGGAGGAAGCGCGTAGGCAGTTAGAGGTAGCCATGATGGGCGCGAACATGGAGTCAATCAAGGAGAGCGCAGTGGCGCGTGAAGAAGTCAAGGCCAAGGTCGATGCGATCTTGAGTAAGTTCCAGTGGTAACAATTGTTAGGAGTAATGAAGAATGAGCAATCAAAATATCCCCAGTAACGTAGTGATCGATTCGGAGTTACGCGCCAAGTATCCCGACTACACCATATCGTCTAACCCAAGAGAATTCTTTTCCTTTATGGTTGAGCTTGCTAGGGCGAATCCGTTATGGTCACTACACGCCGACACGCGCATTGCGGCTGACTCAATCAAGATAACGCGATTCGTAGTCAAGCAAGACGGCCTTGATCTAGGCGTAGTCGCTCTTGACTCTATGCGTAACGGCAAGCATGGGTTCAGAATTTCTAACGAGCGCATACGCTCTACGATGAGCCGTAGCAGTGCGAAGTTTACGTCCGACCCCAAGAAGGCGTTGCTGCTTGTCAAGAAGATGTTCTACAAACCTGACACAAATGAGAAGCTAGAGAAGGCCAAGATCGAGGCTAGCAACATATTGAACCGAGCAGCGCGGCACAAGCAACGGACATGGGAGCAAGGGGAACATACGCTGAACCAGAACATCATTGCGTTGGTACGTCTTTCTGGGGTTGAGACTTTCTTACAGAATCTAGGGGAGCTAGGGTATGCCGAAACCGCTACGATGTCAGCCCTACTTAGGGAAAACACCCACGCCCAAGCTGAGCTACGTACAGTCACAGATGTTCTTAACGCATTTGAAGACAAGAAAACATCTATGGTTGTCATAGTTGATAAAAATTATATCGTTAAAACAGGTGACAATGTACAACTCTATGATGATAATACACTTCCCGAACAACTACGTGGTGGCTTAGGGATGTTGAAACTTGTCGAGCCAGAGCAAGTGGTAACTGGCATAGGGTGTCGGGTCAGCGTAGAGGCTTTCGTTTTGCTGCTGCCTACGCAGGAGAGCTAACAGTTGTTAGGGGGCTGTATGAAAGTGCCTACAAATTTACGTAAACAATTTAAAGAGTACGAGAAGGCTGGATTTCGTATCGTTGACTTGGACCTGCTCAGTGGGTCTCATTGCAAGGTGAGGATTGAGGGTATCGACACACCACAATTCCTCACGCGAAACGCAGATGAGCCGAGAGCAATCAAGAACAACATAGCGAGGTTTCGCCGACTATCTAAGGAGAAAGACGATGTTTAAATATATGTGGACAGAACTAAAGCTCATGATGAAGACGGTCACGCCAGCACAGGCGATAGCACATGAACTAATCCATGCCGAGCACGATCTGTTGAAGGCTGAGACTGGTGTTGAGTACGCGCAGTCAATGGTGACGTACAACAAGAATCGGGTCAAAAGACTGAAGGCGTACTTGGCTAACGGCGAGGAGACGACATGAACAGAACATGCGATGCAGGGGGAATCTGCCCACACACGCCACAGTGTGCCAGCTTCTGCCAATTTACGGATGCGGGGTTGGAGACGGAGACCCGCAAGGTCAAGCCGTGGCCCATAGTGCCTGACGACATTGAGCCAGTGTCAGACCAATGGAACAAGATCGGCGCGGTGATGCTCTGGTGTATTTTTGTAGTGCTGGCAGTGATCTGTCTGTCGCTGTTTTTTACTGGCGTTTGGGTTTGGAGCTTACTGATATGACCCGCGAAGACATCACATCTGGCATGACCCTGAGTAAATAACCAAGGAGAAGCGCACTTGATGTGCCCAACCTGTAACGCATGGACGACAGTCGAGCAAACAAAAAGTATTGGGGATTGTGTAGAACGCAGAAGGAAATGCGCTAACAACCACACATTCACAACGGAGGAGCGAGCCATACCACCAAAGAAGCGTGGACGTCCCAAGAAAACTAAGGAAACAAATGACAACCGGAATTGAATTTTTAAAACCAGATAAAAAACGTAAGGGACGAGGCCCCGGTAAGAAGCCTACGCTCCACTACATGAGCTTGCGATTGCCCAAGGAGGTGCTGGACTATTTTGCCCAACATCACCCGCATTCAAAGCAAGCCAAGATTAGAGAAATTCTTGCTGACTACATCAACCACGAAACTAAGGAAACACACAATGGCTAAGAAAATAAGTGCATCGGAGAAGGTTCGCCGCTTTATCAAACGCAACCCTACCATGTCTACCAAAGACGTAGCAACAGAACTTGGGTGCAGGTACGGACTCGCTTACGCCGCTAAGCGCAAGGTGCTAGACACCGTAAAAAGCACAACAGAAGGAGTGCTCACAAAAGCTGCCGAATCAATTTTTGAGTTTACGAAAGGGCGTGACCGTACACCTGTGGATATTGACGTAACACTGACTGACCGTGGTGTTCGCTACGGCATGTTTGGCGGGCAGTCTTTTGTAGCCTACACACTTAAGAACACCTTGCGTATTCACGCTAACAAACACAATAAAGCGTTTTCGTTTGACCAAGCCGAGGCGCTGGACATGATCTGCACCAAGCTAGGCCGTATCGTGAACGGTGACCCTGACTACGTTGACAATTGGGTTGACATTGCGGGCTACGCCAAGTTGGTCGCCGACAGACTCCAAGGTAAGGCGGTCTGACTATGAAGAATGTAAAGCACCCGAACCACACCATGTTACCGGTACATCTGCAAAACATGCTGATGTCTGCGGCAGCGTCAGGACGTGCAGAGGTCGTAGACCGGGCGATTAAAGATGTGTACGAAACAATGCCGCATAAGTTCCACACCGAAAAGACGGTTTCCGAGCGTAGGTTTCTTAACGAGCCGCGCCGACTTGTACCCAACGCAGGGTATGAGATACCGTTCCCTTTGGGTGGGGCAGCACGCTCTACGTAAGTTTCGGGGGGAAAGCGGATGCCGTAAAGAAGGTGCAGCGAGTACCCCCACCTATTGACAAAGTACAATTAGAGGCTAAGATGAACAACGAAAAAGGAGCGTTAGATGGAACATTGCTCACAATGTAAGCAGAAGATTAGAAAGATGAACCCACACCACATGTGCAAAAATAAGGTTGCCATGCTTGAGTTTCTCGGGAAAGCAGACGATTGGGTTTTTGTAGAAGCTGGAAGAGGGGCGGTTGTCAAAGGACAATCAAGCCGAGCGCCTTACAGAGCGCAAGCTCATTGCAGTGTATTGGTATGGTTTGGGTTAGCCGAGCATGGTGAGCGCAGATCAGGTATGTACCGCATCACAGACAATGGCGTTAAGTTTCTCAAAGGTGAACATCAAGTTCCAAAAATTATATGGAGCAGGGAAGGCGCTATTGTTGACCGTGATACCACAATGGTAGCAATCGGTAGCGTTAAGAACGTGGTACTTGACAAGGAGTATTGGGACAACTACTCCTTTTATCAGAGGTCTTATGTCAACCCCTGAGTCTAAGGTCAAAGAGAAGATAAAGAAGGTTTTGAAGGCACACGGCGTGTACTACGCCATGCCTATCGGTACGGGCTATGGCAACAGCGGTGTGCCCGACTTCCTGTGTTGCATCAACGGGCACTTTGTGGCTATCGAAGCCAAGGCTGGTAAGG